CCCGTACCTATCTCAAAATACTGTGATACAACAATCATAGTAAATTTCGATACTTAAAAAACTATTATGAATTGGATTTATAAACAAAAGGAAATGGAGTCAATCTCCGATTTTCCTGATAATACTCATGGTTTTGTGTATAGAATAATACATAAACCAACAGGTAAAGCTTATATAGGTAAAAAAATACTTCAAAATACTACTAAAGTTAAATTAGGTAAAAAAGAACTTAAAGAATTAGAAGGAGTAGTAGGTAGAAGACCTTCATATAAAATGGCAGTTAAAGAATCTAACTGGAAAACATATTGGGGTTCGAATAAACATATGAAAGAATTATATGCAACTGAACCTAAAGAAAATTTTGAGCGGGATATTTTAATTTGTGCCCCTACAAAAAAGTTATTAACTTATTACGAACTAAAATATCAAATATTATACGAAGTACTAGAAAAACCAGATGAATTTTTTAATGATAACATTCTTGGAAAGTTCTTCACTCGTGACTTTGATGTCTAAATTATTGTTCGTACATTATAATCTATGATAAATGAACTATTAGTCAATTTAGTAGATTCTGTATTAGGTGCAGGTAAAAGAACAGCAAGAGGTAATAAAGCCTATCACTGTCCTTATTGCAACCACCATAAACCAAAATTAGAAGTTAACTTTACTCAACATAAAAAAGGTTATAATCCATTCCATTGTTGGGCTTGTGATAAAAAAGGTAGTCGTATTTCATCTATATTTAAGCAAGTAAAAGCACCACCTGAAAAATATGAAGAATTAAAAAAATTAATTGGTAGTGAAGTTGAAGTAAAAAAACAAAATAACCAAACACAGTTAAAACTACCAGAAGAATATAAACCAATCTTAGGTAGTAGAGATATTTTAGCACGACATGCATTTTCATATTTAAAATCTAGGGGCATTACTAAAGATGATATTGAAAAATATAATATAGGATATTGTGAGTATGGGAGATATGCTAAAATGGTTATCATTCCATCTTATGATGAACAAGGTGATTTAAATTATTTTACAGGTCGTTCATTTGAAAAAGAACCATTTGTTAAATATCGTAATCCAGAGACATCACGTGACATAGTACCATTTGAGTTGTTTATTAATTGGGATATACCGTTAGTACTGTGCGAAGGACCATTTGACGCCATAGCTATTAAAAGGAATGCTATACCGCTATTAGGCAAGAATCTACAACAAAATTTAATGAAAAAAATCGTTACATCTACTGTTAAAAAAATATACATTGCATTAGATACAGACGCCCAAAAGCAAGCACTTAAGTTTGCTGAATATTTTATAAATCAAGGTAAAGAAGTCTATTTTATGGACCTCGAAGGAAAAGATCCAAGTGAAATGGGTTTCACTAATTTCACAAAATTAATTCAAAAAACATTTCCAACTAATCAGTACGATTTGATGAAAAGGAAATTACAATTACTATGAGTAAAAGAAACATTAAACATTCCTACAACAGGATTCTAGAAATCTCTGAGGATGCGAAACAAATTACTATGCCAGATTCACGTTACTACCAACGTAACGGAGAGTATTATCCATCAATTACCTATGTTTTAGGGTCATACCCAAAAGGCAAATTTTTTGAGGATTGGCTTAAAAAAGTTGGGTATTCATCTGAATACATTGTTAAAAAAGCAGCAGAGCAGGGTACACAAACTCATGAAATGATTGAGGATTATTTGAATGGTAAAGAATTAAATTTCTTATCATCAACTGGATATCCAAAATATGATCCATTAGTATGGCAAATGTTCTTACGTTTTGTTGATTTCTGGGAAGAATATAACCCAAAATTAATTGAAACCGAAGTGCATTTATTTTCAGATGAAATTAAAGTAGCAGGTACCTGTGATATGGTATGTGAGATTGAAATTGATGGTAAAACAGAACTATGGATAATTGATTTTAAAACATCAAACCACCTCCAGACAACATATGATTTACAAACTGCCATTTATGGTAAATGTTATGAAGAATGTTATGGTAAAAAAGCCGATCGTTATGGTGTACTTTGGTTAAAATCTAATAAACGTAAAGCTGCAACAGGTAAAATTCAAGGTAAAAATTGGGAAATGTATGAATCAAAACGTACACAAGAAGAAAATGTTGATATTTTTATGACTGTAAAACGATTATTTGATTTAGAAAATCCTAAACACTCACCAATCTTTACTGAATTTAGAACGCAAGCTAAAAGAAAGTTGTGATATTTATAACAAAATATTCAATTCATGATATCATTGGTACAACTATTAAATGAAGTAGAAGGCAAACCCAAAGCTATTATATTAGCAGGTGCCCCAGGAGCAGGTAAAGGATACATTTTAAAAGGTCTAGATTTAGGGGGTTTAAAAGTATTAAATATCGATAACACATTCATTGATAAACTTAAACAAGCTAACGTTACTTTAGATCTTAAAAATGCTACACCTAAAGAAAGAAGCGAGCAAGCCAAAGCAATGGCCGCTGCTAATAAAGAATTTAAGGGTGAAGTACAAGCTACTATTGAGGGTAAAGAATCATTTATACTAGATGGCACTGCAGCTTCATATAAGAAGACAGCAGAATTAAAACAACAATTAGAAGAAGCAGGATATAATGTATTTATGCTTTATGTTTACACTGATTTACAGCGTTCATTAAGCCAAAATCAAGACAGGTATACAAAATCAGGTGGTGAAGATAGAAGTTTAGCACCTGCAATTGTAATGCGTACTTGGAAAAGTGTAACAGAAAACTTACCTAAATATGCTGATTTGTTTGGTAATAATTTTGTTGCTGTAGCTAATACGTTAGATGATAGAATGCAAGATATAGATAAAATTATAGATAAATATCTTAAACCATTTACACCTAAAGGTACTAAACCAAAAACACCAGCTCAACAAAAGAAATCAGATGAGCGAAATGCACAAGATAAAGAAGAAATTCAAGCTATGTTAAGTGATGATTTTGTATATGATGTAATTGAATATACAATGTCTAAAGATGAAGCACAATCACGACTAGCACAATTTTTACGTTCATAATGAATCAATTAACTAAATTTTTAGTAGACGGCATCCTTAATGAAGGGAAAGGCAAAGTAATAGCTGCTTATGGGGGTGGATTTAAACCACCTACAGCTGGTCACTTTGAAGTAGTTAAAAAAGCACTAGAACAAAACCCAGAAATAGAAGAATTAACTATATTTGTTGGTGGAGGTGAACGTGATGGTCTTACTCAAGCTGAGGCTATTTTAATTTGGGAAATTTTTCAATCATATCTTCCAATGAAGGTAAATATTCAACCATCTAAAGCTCCAATTGGCGATGTTATTCGTTTAGGAAAAAATAATTTACAAGATACAGTTTATTTTGTAATTGGGGGTAGAGAAGGTAGAGATGACGATACTGAAGATATTGCATCTAGAACTAAAGGTATTGAAGAAAAATACCCTAATATGAAAGTTAAAGTAGTTACTACTCCTGATAGTGGGATGAGTGGTACTAATGCTAGACAAGCAGCTAAAGTTTCATATGAAGAATTTGAAAAATACCTACCAGGTAAGTTATCAGATGAGGAAAAAGAAATGGTGTATAACATTGTTTCACCTGCAATTAAAGAAATAAAGATTCCTAAAATATCTGATATTACAGAAAAATTTAAAATTTTTGTTAGTAAATTAAAACAAGAAGGTAAAGAAACTAAGGCAGCATTTAGCCTTTTAGTTAAAGCTGCCAAAGGTGAAATAAAACTCACAGATTTAGATAAACAACAAATTAAAGAACAACTCAAAGATATTCTTAAAGGGGTATTTGGAGCAGCAGTATTTGCTATACCAGCTGGCTCATTAATTTTAATTTTACTTAAATTAATTAAACTACATGGTTTAGTTACCCCAACAGCATTTTTAGAAGAAAACGATCCCGAAGATGGTAAAGCCGCTCCTTATGGTTCAGGATATAATAAATTAAATGAAAATGCTTCATATTCTAAAGATATAGATATTGAAGGAAAAATCATACAATTAACTCAACATATGTTAGATAAAGGGTACAATATAGAACCTTTACCTTCAGTTGAATTTGTTGATGGTGATAGTGAAAATGCACGTGAATTCCTCGGTAAAACAGCGTATTATAACCCGGAAACACAAACAATCGTGCTATACACTGAAGGCAGACATCCCAAGGATATTGTACGTTCATTTGCACATGAGATGATTCATCATATTCAAAATTTAGAGGGTAGATTAGGTAATATTACTACAACTAATACACAAGAAGATGATCATTTAAATAATATTGAAGCTGAAGCTAATTTAAAAGGTACAATGACATTCAGAAATTGGACTGATAGCTTAAATGAAGTAATCGTAGGTGGTAAGCTTTATCCTTTTAAAGTTACAGATAGAACTTATGATGAAGAGGATAATTCATTAATTACAATTGAATATAAGTTTACAACCCCTAATAATACTTATAGAGTTGAATTCTATTCAGGTGAATATAACCCCGAAGCAAAAACCTTTGATCTGTCCTTTGGGGTAGATAAAGGAGAGTTAAACACAATCGATACCTTTCAAATGACAGGGGAAGGTAATGCTAAAAAAATATTTAGTACTATCCTTAATATTATAGAAAATTTTATAGATACTGAGGATGTTGAAAAAATAATAGTAGATGGAACTGATGAAAAACGTAAAAGAATTTACAATATCATCTTTTCATCAACCTCCCCCAAAATATCAGATAAAATTGAACTTAAAGAAGCAATTGTAGGTGATAAAATTGAATGTGATGGTTGTGGTTGGAGTTGGAAAATTGTAGATGGTGGAGATGATTTATTTATGTGTCATAAATGTGGACATGATAATACTCCATTAAATGAAGAAAAAAAACCATATAAACATAAACATGGTTTTGATGATAAATTAGGTAAAGACCCATTTGGTTTAAATGCTTATGCCCGTGAATTAGCTTTAGGTTTAGAAGAAGAAATTGAAGAAGGTGATACTTACGAAAAAATGGCTGCTAAAGGTAAAAAAGCAGGTAGTTTAAAACAGGGTACAGTTAGAAAAAGATTAGGTATACCTAAAGATAAAAAAATTCCATTATCATTAATTAATAAAGAAATTGCTCGTTTAAAGAAAATGGATAAAGATCCTGATAAAAAAGGAGCTCAATTAGGTGATAAAAACCAAAAATATTACAAAGCACTACAATTAGCTAAAACGTTAAAAACAACTACTAATTTAAATGAAGGCAGGTATGATGCTTTTGCTAATAGATTATCTAGTATTGTATTTGAAGCATTTAAAGATATCCATGATAGAGGTGATAAAGAAGGTGAATTTGAATTTAGAGTAGACCACCCAGATGATGAACACGACATTCCATCTAAAGATTTTTACTTTGATTTAATGGGTAAAGTAGAAATTACAGATGATGAATATGAAGTAGATGGTGGAGCAAATGCTGGATTTGATAAAGATGGAAACGAAATCACCCCATTACTATCAGTTAAATTTAGAATACCTAAAAACCCAGATTGGCAGCGTGTTTCATTTGATATTAAAGATGTTGTAAGACATGAGCTTGAACATTTAACTCAAGATGGGGATAATGTTAAATCAGGTAAATACATGGAAGATGATCAATTAATAAGAGACTTAATTGACGCTGATATGTTACCTAAATCAGCATATTTTAGGTTAGAAAAAGAAGTAGATGCAATGCTTCAAGGTTTATATTTTAAAGCTAAAAAATCAAAACGTCCCTTTAAAGATGTTGTAAATACTTATTTAGATATATTT